ATCAATGACATAGTTATCTCCTTTGTGTAAACGTATCAGGTGAAGAATGCTTCCAAGCTACTGACCTCTTCGGTCTTCCAACCGATGCTGTTGAGGATGATCTTCAGTGGCTCGACAAACGCTTTTTCGTATTGGGTATTGTAGTCGATGTACTGGTGAATGTCAAACTCTTTCGGTATGGAATTCGGAAAAGATATAATGTTCGACTGGATCGTGTTGGGCTGCTTCAGGTAGATGAACTTGATCTTCTCACCTTCCTTGATCAACTCATACTTCTTCTCAAGTTTGTGCTTCTTCAGAAGATGGTTATAGACCAGCGAACCCCTGACGTGGATAGGTGTTCCCTTTTCGAAGATAGAACCATTCTTACCACCATACGTTGTCAGACCATTCACACCACGAGGGAAGGCAACATTGACAGGGTCTTCCTTCTTGAACTCTTCGCGGAATTCATCAATAAAGTCGATGACTGCGCTTTCGTCCTTGTTGAAGATGATATCAATCGCCTCCCATAGTTTCACCTTACATGCAGCAGGTGTTGAAGACTTGATCATCTCAAGACCCATAACCTTCAGCTTTGGCTTTGCATACTGAACACCTTCGTTATTATGAACACGAAGGATGTATCTTTTCTTTGCAGTCCAGATACCCTTGTCACACAAAGCCTCGCGCTTCATCATCATTTTTTGGGAGAATGCGTGAACATACTCAGCAAGCTCAGTGTAAGACTGATCGATAAATGGTTGAATTTTAGCTTCACAGATACGATCCATGAAGGCGATGACTTGCTCTGCTGTTGCAGAATTATCTTTTTCTCTAATAGTTTGATTAACCAGCCCGTCAAGAGACAGATAGATCGAATCAGTATCGCTTGCAATAACATAGTCTTTGTCCTCCGTTTTTAGAATGCGGTTCATATACTCATTGATGTTCTTCTCAATCCAACGAATAGATAACTGTCCCGCCGTCGTAATAGCAGAAGCCTGTCTAACGTCGAAGAAGCGAAAGAACTCATTGCCCAGAGCACCATATGCAGAGTTCAAACACACCTTCTTTGCAAGTTGCAGGTTATTGAACCTAGCAATTCGCTTTTCAATATCATATCTCTTTGCAGGGTCTTTCTCTAACTCAAGTTCTTTCTTAGCTTCAATAGACTTCTTCTTATATACAGTTCTATCATTATACATCTTCTCCATCATCTCAGGAAGAAAGCCTTGCCTCCTTGTTCTGAAGAACTGACCATTAGGTGTCAGTGTGCAACCAGAGAGAAGACTTGTATCGATAGACTTACTGAGCATGATATCAACATCAACATTCTCTTGAATGATGCTGCGCTGAACCTCAGTATAATCTTTTGGTTCAATGAAAGTTTCAGGTGAGATGTTGTATTGCATAATCAGATGCGGATAGAGTGAGTTCAAGTCGAAGGATGCAACCCAATTATATAAACCGGGAATAGGCTCCTTGACATATGCACCAACAAACTTCTCACTCTTTTCTCGCCTTGTGATTGGAGGAAGAACATAGTTCCTTTCACGAAGATGATTATAGATCAGAGCGTCCCACATGCGAACCTGTGCGAACACATCATCATAGTTAGTCTTGCTATCATATGCCAGAGTAAGTGCAAGCTCAATCAACTTCAGCTTATCATCAAGACGCTCAATCAGTTCAACGTCCTTGATGTTATACTCGATGAATAGCTGATAGTTATCCTTATAGAGGGTGTGTAGATTACCATACTCTTCGTATGAAAGTTTGCTCTCACCAAGTTCAACGTTGGCAATGCTATCAAGCTTATATGATGGCTGAGAATTACCTTCAGGTGCATACTTCTTATACAGGTCGATATAGTCCAAGCATGAGATGCCTAGAACGATATACGTATTAAACTTACGACCACCAGCAAGTGTGACTTCTCTATCATTCAGGATGCCCCATGGTGAAAGACGACGAGCTTCTTCCTCACCAAGAAGTCTCTTGATACGGTTGACGATGTATGGAATATCGAAAAGCTTGACGTTCCATCCTGTGATGATATCAGGATAGTTTCCAGTCCACTCATCAATAAAACGCTTGATAAGATCGATCTCATCCCTGCACTTGATATAGTGTACGTCAGATCGAACGTTGTTGAACACGCCACAACCAAACGCAACGAACTTATCACCCATCTTGTATGTGATGGCTGTGATAGGTTCATATGCGGTATCTGGTTCTGGAAAGCCGTTTTCGCTACCAACTTCAATGTCGATGTTGCAGACATTGATATGCTCAATATCCCAATCCACCTCATCAGGATACGTATCGGCTATGAAGGCATATTCATATTTCTGATTACCATAAATCTTGAATCCCTGAACCTTATCATACTGATTAGCAAAATCACGACAGTCCCGGATCGTGCCGGGTTTCATTGGTGAAACATGCTCACCAGTAATAGTCATGAATTCAGTTGGAGTCTGAGAAGGAACAAAAAGAGTGGGATGATAGTCGGGGCAGAGTTTTACTCTCCGCCCCATATCAAACCCACGATACAAAATCTTAGAACCATAAACTTGAACGTTTGTGTAAAAGTTTTTCATTATGCTCCCGGAAGGATCAGCTTCGAACTTGGAGTGACGATGCCACCAAACATGCTGTTGTAGTTATTGACGAATTCCTTTACAGGATTCATCATCACAATAACATGTGCCTTGTGAATTGTAAACTCCTTCTCCTCAGAGAATTCGGCCCACATACCAAAAGCAACTGTTGGTGATTGAGGATTAGCCTTGCTAGGAACGATGATGACTCTTACCGGATTCTTGATGGTAACTTCATTACCATTTTCCGTAACCTCACCAAAGATTTCTTCGCCGCTGATAAGCTTGAGTAGTTTGAGATTAAGTGCCATTAGTCTTGAAGCTCCATCTGATAGTCATACACACCAATAGTAACCCACTTCTCAGGGATCAGTGTAACACGAGAACCAGACTCGGTGCTATATGTATACTCGTTATCAAAGTCAATAATCTTAGCAATATGCTCCCACTTGCCATCATATGCGCGCTGCTTGAACTGAGTCTCAAGCGCATTACCCAGACCGCTAACATAAGTCATGATATATCCTTTCAGAAGTAATTGTCAGATGAAGTTAGTTTGAAATAGTTTTTCTTCATACCCTCTATGATGCAGGGATCACAGATAGTACCTTGTTTGTATTCGTTTGTCAAGACATCATATCGATGACCGTCTACTACAGTGGAGCCGTAGTGTCCAGTCATAACTGTCTTGCCAGAGATGTCATCAAAAATATCTGCTGAGCAGAACATAGCCTGTGTGCTATTATCTTCAAACAGAGGTCTGAACGTTTTCTTGCACTGATCACAAGCAACCATCTTAGTCCCACAAGCCTCTGTAGTACTTGCCAAAGAGAATGCGACCGTTTTTACGACGTTCCTCATCTGCTTTCATAGCTTCATAATCAACGCTGAAGGTATCTTTTGGGCCTTTTACCATTTCAGAGTTACCATCAGGTAGCTTTTTCCATGTAACGTCGTGTACACCAGAGTAAAACTTTTGATCCCAGTCCTCGTCAACTTCTGCTTCGAAGGCATAGATCATCTCGTCGAGAACCCAATCCCAACGATCATGGATTTTATCGTCTGAATGACCAAATTCGATTTCTTGACCTTTACCGATATGCGGAACATCTTCAGGGTCAACACAGGGAGAACTGTGTTTAGTATCTCGAAGCTTTTTAAGCATGGGTAGTATAATCAAGGCAAGAGTATGATGCATACTCCATATATCATAATCATCAATCTCGACTCGAATCTCACGCTTCTTCTTTGAGTTGATCCAATTACAAAATTGGTTTACCCAAGTTTTAGAGAGCCATGGACCAAATGAATCTCGCATCTTATAGTCCCAACGGCTGATGATGGCTTCATCATCAGGATACTTTTCGATCCAGAAGAAAACCTTATCAGCAATCTGATAAGGTCCAATCCAGTTATTGTATGGCCCTATATAAACTTTCACTTCAGCACCCCACGTTATGAACAATGGAAGTTTCATGTTCTTCATTAAGAACA